CATTCTGGAGCTTTTGTGTGGCTCCTATTTGCCTTGCTTGGCCATGGCTTGTTTGATGTGGTGCTCCAGCCTCTTGGTGAGGCCCTCGTCGATGTTCTTTTGGATTTGAGCAGCGACGTCCTCATTGGTGATCATCTGCGGGATGCTCAGCGTCTTGACGGCTTTGATCGGTGTGCGGCTTTGGCCCACCCTTTGGAATGGGATGTCGGCCGTTCCTTTGTTGGTGCCGAGGAACACGTTGGATCCGAGTGCCTTACGTTGTCCCCTGAAGATCTCGGCCGTGACTGTATAGCTCTTGGCCCTCCTGATGGTTTTCCCGGTTTCGTCCTTTGTCGATTTCGGTCTGGACTTTGGTTTCATGTTGAAGTGTGTCGGCGTCAGGACTCGGCCGGAGAATGTGAGCTGCACGTTGTCGACCATTAAGCCAGCGACGACGATCTTGCCGACGGGCTTGGCCGATGTCTTGGCCTTGGTGATTTCTGACTTCTTGATCCCGTAGGTCTGACTTACGGCAGCTGCCACCCATGCAGGAGCTCGGCTTTTGAAGTCGCTCGTCGTTCGCTTGATTACCGTCTCGCTGTCCTTGTTGATCTTGTGGAGCTCTTTCACGAGGTTGGCATATCCCTTGAGGCTGATGTTCATGGATCCGCTGGTTTTGGATGCCATGACGTTCCCTCCTTTCGGGCAAATAAAAAACGCCGGGGAGTTGTATTCCCTGACGTTTTTCGGTTATCCTTTGGACGTTTGGCGGTCGACCGGCGGTCGTTCTCCGTACGCTCTCCGGATTTCTTCACGATATACGGTAACACCGTTCGCCATGTATTTCAATGTCATTTTATACGGTTTCCTCTCATTTTGTCCGTTTTGAGGCGCTGTGTGCCTTTTCTGGCGTGTTTCTCGGCTCGGGGGTATATTTACCCTTTGAGCTTTCTCCAGCCACCTCAGCGAGGCTAATTAAGGCCGTACCGTGGATCCTGAATGTCTTTCGCATATAGTTGTCAGTGTTGACGTCGAAGTCCTCAGACTCGCCGAACAGGATCTTGCATATTTCTGGCCACTCTGCCCGGTCGAAGTAGCGGAGGCGAATGACTGCGCGCTCGTCCGGTTTCTTTATTTGCTGCACCATGATCTCAATGGCCTCGCGCTCCTTGCGTTCTGCCTCGATGGCTTTTTTGATGGTTTCCTCAAGCTCTATTTTGCGGGCCACTTGAATGGCGACGCGGTCGCTGGTGTTTCCGCTTGCTCTCGGCATCCCTGTGAGGTTCGGGCCAGAAGGGGAGGTCATGGTCGCCTCCATGCGTTCGAGGCGCTCGATCTGGTTGTCGATCTCCCGGAGCATGGCCGTGTACTCCTTTAATCTTTCCTTGATGGTTTGCGGCTGTGTTCTTGTCATTTGTTCAGGGCATCACTCCCTTTCACCTCCTCCTATGTCACCGGGCTTGAATATTCTCTCTATTGCCTCACGGGGAAGCTCTTGCCCGTTTCTGATGCATTTGACGTTCTGTTTTCCTGTTGTTCTTATGTAGCGCTTGACGATCACGTCGGTGAAGGCCGGCGTCAGCTCCATGGTGTAGCAGGTCTGATCGTATTGCTCGCAGGCGATCAGTGTTGTGCCGGATCCACCGAATGGGTCATATACTCCTGAAGCCCATAGCGTGTTGTCGATTATCATGCCGATCAGCTCGACGGGTTTCTGAGTAGGGTGGAGATCGTTGCCTGATCTTGAGCACTCGAGGACGTTGCTGTAACCTTTGTGGCCGTCGAATTTGCTCTTGCCTCGTGCTGCGTACATTATGAGCTCATGCTGCGATCTCCAGCCGACGCCCATGCCCGGCGTGCCTTTATTCCAGACGAGCATCTGCTTGACTCCGAAGCCACTGGCCTCAACGAGGTCGAATAAGTACACCCACATTCTCCAGTCTGTGAAGATATAAGCAAAGAGGCAGGGGATGTTTGTGAGGGCGTCCCGGATCAAGTTCTGATAGTCCCGGGTGCTGAGGATGTCGTTGGCGATCATCGGTACTGGCTCGCCTTTTCTTACGGTTCCGATGCTGCCGTTGCTCTTGTCGCTTTCCTTGCTTCCTCCGGAGCAGTAGGGCGGGTCAGTGAGAAGGATCTCCGGAGCTGCGCCGTTGAGCAGCAGATCCTTGTCCTTTTGCTCCGTGCAGTTTCCGCAGAGGACGCGGTGGCGTCCGAGGATCCAGAGGTCTCCGTATTGAGTGACCGGTTCGGCCGGTGGTTCGATGACGGCATCCGGATCCTCGAGTTCTTTCGCATGGATGGCCTCGGAGAGAGCGCTGACAATGTTGCCATATTCCTCCTCGGTATATCCGGAGAGTATGAAGGGGATCTCTCCAGTGTCGATGCCTGCGAATACCTCGGCCAGCATCTTGGTGTCGGGGTCGCTGAGCTCCGCGATCCTGTTGTCGGCTACGAGGTCGGCCATTTCTTCAGCCTCGCTCGCGTAATTCTGATAGTCGACCGGCACCTCTGCCAGATCCTCCAGCTGCGCAGCCATTAGTCTGCCGTGTCCTCTGACGATCAGCCCGCTGCGGGTGCTGACTGTGATCGGGCCTCGCCATCCTTGGCCCCGAATGATGGCTCCGAGGAGCTTCACCTGTTCAGGAGGGTGCTGGTTCGGGTTCTTCGGGTTCGGCTTGAGCTCCGAGGTCTTGATGATGGCATCATGAGCGCAGAATACCGGGATTCCGTCGGCCCATGCTTTGGGCTCTGCGGTCGTCTTATAGTCAAAGAGCTCCGGAGCTGCTGCTTCCGGCTTCGGTTTCTTCTTAGCCATTGGATCCGTCACCTCCCTGAGCGTCCATTTCCATCACCGTCATGATCGCATAGTTGGCCAGATCCAGAAGGGTGTCCCGGATGCTTTCGTCGTTGACCTTTTGATCAGCTCCGGGCCTGCATAGCGATTTCAGGCGGTTGGTTTTATCTATGATCCTTGTCACGGCCGAGACGATGCCGAGCTCTTGGAAGGTGTCGCCGAAGGCGTTGCCGTAGTCGGCGTTCTTTTTTGCGTATGTGTCGTTCAGAGCCTTGCAGATCTCGCGGTGTTTCCTGACTCTTTTTATTCGGGCCTGTTCTGGTGTCATTTTACGCATCGTTTTCCTCCTTCCCGAGCCTTTCAGCGAGGCGATCCAGCTTTTCGGACTCGATATTTTTCGGATCTCCATATATGAGCTTCATTTGGTCGAGCATAATCTGGACGTCAGCTATTTCCTCGCGGATATTTGTGATCGCGTTCTCCAGTTCACTCACTGGTGCGGGTGGTACGCGCCTTTCTTTGAGAAGCGCCTTTGTGAGCTCGCTCATTTCCTCGATCATCATGTCCACCTGAGCGAAGCGGCCCCATGTGTCGACTGCACGCTGAAGGAGGGCGCTGCGTTCTCCGGGCTCCTTTGTCTCGATGATGATGTCCTTGATCATGACGTCGCCATTGCGTTCTTCACTGACCACGAGTTCGGGCGTGATCTTTATAAATTCAGGAAGGAGAGGGGCCGTAGTGCTGAGCTTTTCGGTCACTTTATTGCTTACTGCCTCCTCGAACTGCCTGAGTGTTTCCTCTGTGATCGGCACGCCGCTGAACTGGTAGAATGTGCCGCCGACTGTTGAAAATAATGATAATTTCATGATTTTGACCTCCTGTTTTCATTTTTGAGAGCTTCAGGGAACTCCCGGATCATGTTCTCCTCGCCGACGATTGGGATCAGGCTGTCTTTCATAAGAATGGCCGCTTGTGTCAGTCTTGCAGCCTTGACGATGCTTTCGATCCACGCGCGCTCAGGTTTGACCTTTCCGGTGCGGTTTCCGGTTTCGGCTCCGATAATGATCCACTTGGCGCCTCCGAAGCTGCCGATCCCGACGTCCAGCGGTTCGAGTAGTGGCTCGATGCTGAGGAAGGTGTTCCAGTGAATACTCCCAGCAAACATACACTCGCCGGCCTTCGTTATGGTGGAGCCATACCAGAAGTTGTCGAGCTCTGGCAGCTTTCCAGCGTCTGCGAGTTTGCAGTATCGTTGCGGGTTCTTTGTGAGGAATAGGTAATTGTGCCATGGTGCTGCCTTGCAGGCGTCGAATACCTCG